GTGTCAATTGGATCAATAGCGTCCGTAACGACACTACGGTTAAACACCCTTCCCATGTAGGCATTACGGATAATCCGAGCAGCCATCTTGGGAGTGAAGTGTTCCAACATAACCATTGCTTCACGTTCCCTTTGCAAAGCAACAGTAAACAGCTCATCATCCTTAAGCCAAGGAATGTTTTGAGTTAGGCGAGGAAGCAAACCACCAGTGAGATCGGCAAGCCAGAAACTTCCAGAGTAAATAGCAGACTGAGGAATAAACGACGTTTGAGTTTGGATTTTAGAGATACCGTTAGCCAGCATCGTCCGGTGAACAACGTCGTGACCAGAAACAGTTAGTGCAGTCAGCTTGTTGGGGTTGGCTGCAGCAATGGTCATTTGGTTAATGATCTTGTTGAAGAGTGCTACGTCATCCTCATTTGGAACAAGATCAGGATCCCTAAATTTGTTAAGGCTTTCTTCAACAACTTCCATATTGGACTTGAGTCCAATTTGTTCAGGAAGTTGATCAGAAATTTGTTCTGTTAGTTTTTGGTGCAGGCTTTGAATATCCTTGACGTAGTTTTCTACGTAGGTAGCAGGATCTTCACCTGCCCGCTTTTTCCGTACAAGACCTTGAAAAGTTTCACGAGCTTTTTGAAGGGATGAGCCACGGAACTGTGCAAGCAAAGTACCTGCACGATTTCGCAGCAGAATGAAGTCTTGCAAAGAGGACAACAGAATCAAACCTTCTTGAGCAGCAATAGCTCGATAAGTTTGAAGCTCAGTAGGGCTCAACAGATCTGCTTGATCTGCCATTGCGCCAACAACGTTCATCAAACGGCTGCTGTTGATATCAAGTTCAACTGCAGTAGTCAGAACCTCAACGTGAGCGTCTTCCAGACCTGCAATCGTTTTACCGCGCTTAAGCCCTTGAGTAATTAGAAGCTCATGGAGCTCCATAAAGTCGCTTTCAAGGTTTGCGTATTTACCCATCAACCGGTAAAAACGCTCACGAGCTTTTGGCGTGTAGTTAGCTGGTTTACCGCCTTTACGCTTAAACGCTTCAAGCAGTGCAAGCTTACGTGCGCTGTGAGTATCGTGCTGACCGCCGATGACACGAGACAACGACTTAGTAGCTTCTCTTTCCCAAACATCGCTAATAGCGTCAGCGCTAGCACCTTCAGCTTTGAGTAGACCTTCGTAGTACTTCAGGAAATCATCAACAGCCTCTTCGCTAGTAAAGCGTTTGATGTCACCAACAATCGCCTCGACTTGATCAGGACTACGCAACCCAAGATCAACTTGAGTTTGCCGCAAACGAGCTTGAGTATTTTGAGGTAGACCTTCGGTGTAACCAATCTGACGAGTAACGTTTGCGTCAGGAACAACCTCACCTTCTGGAGTGCTTTTGAGAGGAGTCTGCTTGCTCATCGTCCAAGGATCAACCTTGGGCTGGTCAGGAGCAGCTGCAGGGGTAGGTTCTGCTGCAGGAGCTTTAGCTTCACCCTTAGGAGCTTCAGGAGCCTTCTTAGCGCTCTTGATTACTTCTTCAACAGGCTCACCTTCAGCAACACGCTTGGCTGCGTCAACAAACTCTTCACTGATTGGGATGGGTCCTTTGCCGCCGTAGTTTTCGTAAAGATCACCAAACTCTGTCTGAATAGTTTCAAGCAACCGCAGTTCCAAAGAACGACGAGAAGCTTCTAGACCTGCATCAATATCAGAACCAGAGGCTTTGTTCTTACCGCCAAGAGCTTTGTAGTTCTCGTGAGCAGCTTTGATACGACGGAACGCTTGGTAGTAAGGATCTTTGGTCAGGTCCTTATCAGGCTTGAGAGTCAACCGACGAGCGTTGATGTTGTCGATCTTCTCGATCCAAGAATCAAGCTCGTTTACAAACGTATCAATACCAGAAAGACGAGCGCTAGACAGTGACTCAAACTGAGCAATGGAACGGCTAGCTCGTTGTTGATAAGAGTCATCAACAGGACCAGCAATCTTTTGAAAATCAGCTTTGTAGCTTTCAAGCTGTTTGTTGTAACGGTTGTAGCGCCGCTTGACAGTACCTGAAATGTAACCAGGAGTTTTACGCTCAAGCTTTTCAAGCTCTTTGATCGAAGCAGAACGATCTTTGATTAGCTTGGTAAGTCGCTTAGTTTCAGCAGCAACACTACGGCTAATCTCAATACCTTCTGTTGCAGCAACACGACCTTCTTCGGCTGCTTGTCGCATAGCGACTTCAGCAGTCATCAAGCCGTTTGCACGGGTGTTAAGCGACTCCATGTTTCCACGGATGGTCGCGTTAAAGTCTTTGTTCAGCTCTGCAAGCTCTTCACGTTGCAGGTGATTAAGAAGGTTGTTTCGATCAGTTTCAACGATCTCCTGGGTACGCGTAAGGATAGGAGAGTTGATCTTTTCAACTTCCTTAATATCTAGATCCGGTGCAGGCTTACCGTCTACAGCTTTGAGACGCCTTTTTGCTTGAGCATAACGACGGGTTTGGTTAAGAGCACCAAGGTGACCACGAATAACACCAGAAGCTGCGGTGTTGGTCATCGTGTTGGCTAACCAGTTTTGGTAAAACTGATGTGTTTCGTCGTTATCAGCCAGAATCGCTTCTAACATTGCGTTCCTGACCTTGGGATCAGTTTGCGCAAGAATGTTGTCAACTACTTCTTTCTGCTCATCCGTAGGCTCAGGCAAGCCAAGAACAAGCAGTTCTTCCATAAAATCTTTTGGAAGATCAGCGCCAACACGCTTTGCAACCTCAACAGCCATTGCAAGGGTAGGCTTGATGCCAGGCTTAGCTGCTGCCCGTAGAGTTGCGTAGTTAGCACCAAACGTACCAGAACCGCCAGGCAAAACAGCGGCTACAACCATTGCAGTGCCTACATCAGCAAGGTTTTGACCAATCTTTGTTTTAGGTCGAATAGCCCTGTTGACTTTGCCTTCACCTGACAGCAGAGGACCTACGACAGGAACCTCTTCAGGGATACCAAATTTTTGAAACTCTCCTTTTTCGTCAGGGACAGTGATGCCATAAGAAGCAGCCCGAGCCCCAAGCTTTGCTTGCTCAGTCTCTACATCAACACGTTCGGTAATTTTTTCAGGATCAAACCCACCTGACCTAGCCATCATGGCCAGCATGGGGTCGCCACCAGTCAACATGCTGGTAGGCATTGTCTGGCTTTGAGCCTGTAAACCAGACAGAATTTTGTCAGGTGCCTGCTGAATAGCAAGAGCAAGAGTCCTAATAGTCTCTTCAACCCAACTAGGAGACCGCTCAGGCTCCTTTTCAGATTCAGGGACGCTACGAATTGATGTAGTAGCTACCTTTGGCTCAGGCTTTTTTGCGGTTACTTCAGGTGTAGGAGCGGCGGCTGCAGCTGCCTCAGGCTGGCGCTCAGAAAGGATTTGTTGCCGCTCTTCTTCAGTTTCATAAAATTCAGTAGTTCCATCAGGGAAGTAAATAGTTGGCATTAGAACGACAACCTATGGCTCAAGTGGTTTAAGAATATTTTACGCACTTCTGACTGAGGCAGCCTCACTCCCCCTCTGGTGATTGAAATGTCAAGATGGACGCCTGCTCCAGCACTCGCTGCTTGGTCGTAGCCAACTCGGTAAGACTGCTCAGTATGCTGCCAGCCCCACAGGTCTCCTTCGTCTAGCTCATCACCAACTTTGAGTTTGCCAAACCCTTTGGCGTGACCAATAGAAACGATGTCACCAACCTTAAGACCACCAGCATCAGAGGTCACATACCCACGAGCGTAGTTACCGTAGCCACCTTCGTCAAAGTTAACTTCAGTAATTTTCATGCTGATCGGAGCAGCAAAAGGAACGTTCATGCTCCCGTTTTTGTCTTCCAGCCAGAAATCAACAGCACCTGGGTTGTGTGAGTGTTGAAGTCCACCAGGATGCCACTTAACTCGTGAGGTACCTCGTGGGTTATTTACAGTGCTAGCAAGGTTGTTTTTGAGGTAGTTGAACTCAGGAGTTTTAACAGCGTCTTTCCAGTTGAAGGGCTTACCATCAGCACCTTCAGAAGAGAACACATTTTTGCCGTTTTGACCTGCCAAGAAATCCCCTAGGCTCAAACCTGGGTTTAGCTTTTGAGCCAACCCATATCCAGTTCGTAAATCTGCCAGAGCTTCAGAAGTAATTGGCTGATTAAAGAACAGCGATTTGTTAACAGCTTGCGCCGTATCAAGACTAATCATGGGCTGCTTTGTGTGGTACGTCTGCAGCTGTTTCCTGCTGATCTTGTCTTCGTTAATACGCAAGAAATCTTGAGGAGTTAACAGAGACTGTGTGTCTACAACTTCGCCTGTTGTTTTGCTGCGTTCTACCCCAATATAGGGGTCTTTTGTCAGAGGGATCTCTTTCCCTGCTGGTACCGTCTTGAAGAACAGCGTGGGATCGTTCATATAGCTGTTAGAACGAATCAAAGCCTCAAGACGACGAGCACCAGTAGTGTCCCACCAAGTTGGGTTTTGAAGGTCCTTTGCAGAAACACTTGGATCGTTAATCAAGCCTCTAGCAAATCTACGTGCAATGTTTTCAGCTTCTGGTAGTTGAAGCTCAAGAGCTCGCTTGTATCTACCTTCAACTTGCCGTTTGCCTTTTGTGTTTGTGATGCCACGAGCTGCCTCAGCAGCAGCCTCTTTGTTCAAGTTTTTGACAACTTGTTTAGCCAGCCCCTCAAAGCTAGAGATTTCAGAAGCATAGGTATCTTTCAAAAACCGCTCTCTAGATGTCCGCTGCTTCTCCATCAGCTTGTTGTACTCAGTAGACCCAGGGGTATACAGGTTCAACATATCTTGAGGAATCTCTGCTTTTGGATCGTCAATCAACATCTCCCCATAACGGTTCAGGTTGTACGTCCAAAGCTTTTGATCAACAGGAGGACCAATCTTTTTCAGGTTTTCTTCGGCGTGAGAAAGCTTGTACCCATAAGGAACAGAAACTTCATAGCTTTCCATCACTCCTGTTTCTTCGTTACGACGCATAAAGGTAACAGTGCCCCCAGTCTCTCGTGCCTCAGCAACTTGGTCGTAGAACTTTTGTTGAGCATCGTAAAGCGCTTCACCTTCTAGTCCAGAGAAAAGCTCCTGTGCTGTGTTGATAAGACCTTTTTGGAAATCAGTAACCTTACGGTTTTCCCTTTGGTCCATCATGATCTCAAACTTGTTGTCAGCATCTAGTGCTTTCAAGCGACCTTGATTGATGATGTCTTTGATCTTCATACCGGACTTAGGTCCGACAAGATCTAGCAGTGTGGTTTTACCCAAACTAGGGACACCAACGTTTAGACCCTCAAGCAAAGCCCTGACAACGTTTTTGTCGTGAATATCGTTGATACCGTTTTCATCAGCATCAGAGTACAAATTTGTAGCCCAAGGCTCTAAAACGTTTGCAACCCACTGTTGATTGGTAAAACCTTTTTTGGTGTACTGCTCACGGCTATTGAAAATAGCTTGACCATACTGGGTCATTAACTGCGCACGTCGTTCAGGGTTACGTTTTGATTGCTGATAAAACGACGACCACTCAAACGTCATGTCACTCAGAGCTTGACGCCCTTCTTGGTTAGCCTGATTCAGACGAAACTCAAGATGTTTGTCGTGCACAGCGCCCATCATTTTGGGCATTGCTTGCGCCAATACAGGAGCAACTACACCTGAATAGATGTTGTCAGGTATATCGCCGTAGTGCTTAGCGTAATAAGTCTGCGCATAATCAATGATCTTCTTACTGCGATCAGTAGGATCTTCAATCTGCTGCAGCTCACCAATGTTGGCGTTGATATAGTTCTGCGTCTCAATAACAGTACGCGGACCAGCGTGTTCGCCTTTGGTTTTTAGTAACCCGTACTCAAACCAAGGGTTTTGAGAGATGACTTGATCAGCTAAATCAGGACGACCCTTCTCTCGCAGCTTTTTAGCAGCTTCACCAATCTCAGCAGTTTCTAGTTCGTATTGAGCAAGAATCCCGTAGACACGAGAAGCTTTTGCCATTTGCTTCTCTTGGTCTTCTTTGGCAAACACATCAAGTGTCTTGCCAGCTTGCTCCATAAAGTTCTGGATTGACTTGACTCTTTGAGTGAGTCCTAGATCCTCTTGAGGACGCCGAACATCGATAGTGCCACCACCACGACGTTGAGGTGTTAAAGCAGGTTCTGCAGGTGCTGCGGGTTCTGCAGGACGTTCAGGAGCTTCGTAAAAACTACGAAGTTGACGTTGAGGTTGGATACCAAAGCTGCTAGTCATTACTTACTTTCTCCTGAAGATTCTTGAGATTGTTGCTGTTGTTGAGGTTGTTCTGCTGGTTTGTCAGACTCTTTTGGTTTCTCTTTCTCTTTCTTATTAATAGTAGTGGTCGTCGATGGTGGCATATTTCCTTTGTAGTGTTGGATGGACCCCATAGCAAGGCCAGCAACATCAAGGAAGCTTAGAGCACCAGAAACCGTAGGTTCTTTAGAGGTGTAGACCTCAGTAGGAAGTGGTGATAGTGGTTTGACTGGATCAGCAAACGGTCTTGCGTTGTAAAGAGTTACTGAGTTGGTTTTATTCTTGGCATCAATTGCCGCAGCTTCCCCTGCAACAATTTTGTCAGCAATACGGAATTGACGAGTGATCTGACGATTACTAGCGTTTTGAAGCCACTGCTGATGGTAGCTGTTTCTAATTCTTTCAACAGTACGTCCTACTTGACCGCCAGCAACAGCAGAAGCAGCAGAAGCTACTTGTTTAGTTCTTAGCGCTTCAAGCTGAATAATTCCAGCAGCTTCTTGTTCGTAGTACTGAGCATCAAGATCAGCAACACGTCGCTCAAAATCTTTGAGAGCTGAAATTGATGTTGCTGTTTTAAGCTCTGCTGCTTGCTTCTCTTTAGTCAGTTCAAACTGTCGCATCTCTTCGACATATTTAGACTGTCTAAACCAGTTCTCAAGATCAACTGAAAACGCTCGGAAGTTCTCTTGATCCTGTCGGACGCCCTTTTGAATAGCGGTAACAGTTTCAGTTTCCCATTGCTGCCACGCTTGTCGAGCACCTGCTGATTTAGTAACAGCTGCAGTAGCCGTGTTTAAACCAAAGTTAAATACTGCTTGGGTCCCTGGGGACAACAAATTTGCAAAAGAATCTGCCATCAGCCGTACTTCCTAGCGACATCAAAGTAAAGACCAGTCCACTCAAGCGCGATGAACTTAGCCTGGTCAATGCTGTCGTTCACTAGCTCCACTGTAACTTGGTCGTTCTTGCTTTGAATATAGGCGCGGAACTTGGACTCATCAAAGTCTCCTTCTTGGCTGATGATGATGTTGCCGTTTAGGGGCTCACGACGATCAAACTCATACGTCACTGCGTCTCGGTGCTTAGGAGTCACCTGAACTTTGAAGTAGCGAGAATCGTTGTAATAAACATCAACGTATCGAAGCTGCAAACGACCAGTACGATTACCAATAAAAGTGTTCTCAGTTGCCGTTCTTGAGTAAGGCATGAGCTGAGGCGGTCTGAAAGTGAACGTAAATTGCTCGCCAAAGACCCAAGAGCTGCTTGAAAAATCCCCCAAGCTATCGCAAACGAAACTAGTAACACCAGCCGGGATATTAGTAGCCACGACCCAGCGCTTCTCAGATTCGGCTGTGTCTGATGCATCGACTCTGATGACTGCAAACTGACTCGTGTTAACGGTACGGTAAGGCAGGTTAACAGTAGTTTTGTTGGTTCCAGCGTTGTAGCTGAACGTTACAGCACCAAGGTCAGTTGTGATGGAGCTAGACAACTGACGATCCAGCAAGAACAACTTGTTGGGGTTTTGAGGTGGACGTGAAGCGTTCAGACCCTCAAGGTAAAACTCAGCAGTACCGTTGTTGTCGTACTCAACAAGCTTGAACAACGTACCTTCAATAAAATCACACCAGTGAATCTCTTTGTTGGGGAAGGTCCACTTGTGCCAAGCGTTCTGTCTGTTGGTCAACGAACCGCCAGAAGCTTCCCAGAAGAACTGGTAAACGTACAGAGCGTCAGAGTCGTCACGGCTAAGAGCTACCAGATATTGGTCTGTACGGCTGACAGCTAGCGAATCGATGTTCTTAGGGATGTACTTGGGAACAGTTTCTGTAATAACTGCCGTCTGTCCCAGGTTGATACCAACGGTTCGGTCAGTCGTGATGAACGTGTGCAAACCAGTGAAGTCACCTTCTTTAACTGGGAAAATGACTTGCGGACCAACCTGCTCAGGACGTACATCAGGTTCCATAGTGATGGAGCTGATACGACCCACAGAGGCTGTCTCTGGAGAGAACGTAACGTTGTCACCTGAGTAGAGACGGAACTGGTTTTCGTTGGAGAACAGGATAAGTTCGTCCTGCTGCTGCAACGCATAGTTCAACACAGCAACGTCGTTACTGACTGCTGTCAAGTCAATAGGATCGCTATCTACAACCTGCAGAGCTGACTGCTGCCAGAAGTTGTAGTAGGCACCTGCTTCACTCAGGATGACGTTTTCACCGCTTACAAAGCCAAGACGGTTCTTGAAGAACACAATGTCGTTGATGCTGTTACCAACAAACGACGGTCCTGGCAGCTCATCCTCGTCACCAGCTAAACGGTTAGTCCAGCCAGGAATAGAAATTGTGGTCGAGCCATCTGTGTAGTCTGTACCGCTAAACGGCTGGAAAGTGAATCGAGTCAGACCGTTGTCGTTTCTGTAGTGGACAAAGGCGTGAGGCATCGAAGCGTCCTCATACTGTCCACGAGTTCCCCAGCCAGCAGACTCTTCCCACACACCACGAGCAAAGTCGCCGTTGGTTGTAGTGTTTTCTGCGTTGAACTGAAGGTAATAGGAACTCTGATCTCCTGCTCCGTCAGGTGCTACGAGAACGGTATAACCCTCCCAAGATGTTGAAGGGAGCTCAGTGATGCTTGTAACTTGGTTCGAGAAACCAACCATCAGGGTGTTACCCCTAGCGTCAGCAGAAATGATGCTTCGGATAAACCGGTTTGCGTTAGCGCAAGTAATCAGAATTTGAGAGTCTTGAACTTCAAAGTTCAGCTCGTTGTGCACGTCAACTTGATCAAGACCGTGACCAATGGTCAGCGTGGTAGAGCCGTTAGCAGTAGCGTTAACAGCTGTACCAGCCTCGTTGACCAGAGTAAAGGTCAGTGCAACTGTATCGACAGTACCAATCAAAGTGTTAGCAGGAATACCAGTGCCAGTAATCCGTTCTCCGCCATGAACTTGATTAATGTCTGTAGCTGTAACACTAGTGATAGTAGAGCTACCAATAGATGTTGAACCAGTAATGGTATTTTCAAAACTAACTATTCTTGCGGCAATATCAGCAGAGCTTACGACGTTTGCATCACCTGCTGAGTCAGTAAGAGAAGGAGTCAGGTAGTGACCACTGATCTCATCACCGTTATCTAGTGTGATGTGAATTGAGTACTCTGTGTCGTAATCAACCAGCTTGACCCATACCTGAGCACGAGTTGGCTGATACGCATTACTGATCTCACTGATGTTGTAGCGAGTCAGTGTTTCTGCTGCATCGTACTCAATCTCTTGCTGGATGTTCGTAACAAATACGTAGTCCTGAAACGACGTAGCCCTAAACCGATCACGAGCCCTACCAGATCCACGTAGGTACTCAAGATTGGCGGTGGTAACGTTTGCAAAAGTCTGCTCATTCGGAACCACAGAAGGCAAGATGCCTGTGATTGGTTGAACGTTAGATACACCAGTAACAAACGTCAGACTCGAATCAATCGTCAGAGTGGTTCCAGTGTTTGTTGCTGTGGCGTTCGCACTAAGAGTAATGCGATCGTTATCTACGTCGATATCGAGAATCGTAGTACCTGCAGGGATACCAGTACCGCTAATGCCAGCACCTACAAACACATCAGTCATAGAACTGACGCTGGTAATGACAGCAGATCCGTTAGTCGTGTTACCTGTACGAGAGATGGTACGACTGTCGTCTACAACAAACAGGATGAAACGTTCAGTGCTACTGCGGTTGTAAACAAACGCCCAAGCCTCATCCCATTTGATCGGAGCAGTCAACGTTTGACCACCAGCGTTCTGAGTAAGCGTATCGACACGCTTCACAGGCACAGAGCCTAGACGCTTTTTAAGACCTTCAACGAGATCGCAGTTACCGTTTTCAAGTACCTTGGCAAAACCAGGCAGCACAAAACTATCGGCTTGCTGGTTTACGCCTTTGTTAAGAGGACCAATGATTTGGCTATAAAGTTCTCGTGACATCAGCGGCTCAAGATATCGGGACCAAAGTTAGTAACAACACGGCCACCGTACATATCATCTGGACCGCTGATGAAGTTGTAGTTCTGTGCCATATCCTCAGTACGCTTCAACGTCTGCAAAGCGTTCTGCTCATCCTCAGCTGTATAGCTTTCGATGCTGGCAGAAGTTACAGCACGGTTAGCAAAGATACGACCAGCACGGATGGTGATATAACGCTTACCAGTTTCTGGGATGCTGTCCCAATCAAGCTCTTCAATAATCTCCGCAACAAGGTTGCTGCTGTTACCAGTCAGAGCAACACCTAGGCTGCTTCTAAGATCGTATGTATTTTTAACCCGATCAAAAAGCCGCAAACCACGAAGAACGAAACGCTGGCTAGGGTACGAGATAGGGTTGAACCGAACGGCCAGGGTGTTACTGGGAAGTTGGGACTGACCTGTAGAAGCGTCCAGAGGTATGGAGTCATAAAGCATCGTGTTCCAAGACCAACCTGCACCCTGAACCTCTCGGCTCACCTCATCAAGAACTTGATCTGCCAGGCTTGCGTCACCTGTCAGTGGTGGGTTAAGGCTGTTGACAGGGGCTTCGCCAATAATGGCAAGAAGCGTGTTAACTGCGTTGAGTTTACTGGTTGCCATTATCGCAATAAAAAGGGGGAAACATTTCTGCTTCCCCCATTGTATTGGTAATTAACTAGAACCTATTTATCAATAGGGGTTGCCATCGTGCAGCAGGCTGACGCAGCACTCAGGACGCAGGATACCGTGACCCACGGCATAGCTTGCGACCATCATCGTGCTCTGAGTCATGGCCTTGTACTCAGCACCGGTCATCTGCATGGACACGTCCTTCAGAGAGACGGTACCCACGGCTTCCTTGGTGAAGCACAGACCGAAGCAGTTGGCGATGGAGCTGGTGTTGCCCTGCTCATCCTGGAAGTAGTCGTTACGACCTTGAGCAGCCTGACCATCAGAGCCGTCACGGCCGTTGATGTAGTTAGGACGCTCACCACGGGTGGTAGCAGTCTGGTTGCTCAGACCAACGTAGGACTGACCATTGGTATAGCTGTTGATACCCAGGTGGTTGCTGGTGATCAGGCGGAAGCCAGCCACAGAAGCAACACGGTTCTGAGCGAAGGTGCCGTTAGCACCAGTGCCACCGTTAAAGTCGGTGTTGATTGCGCGGTCAGAAGCCAGAACGTCATAATAGGCCGCTGGGCTCAGAACGCAGACGCGACCCTCTTTGGGAGCATCCTTCTCGTCCAGGGACTGACAAGCTTGGAACAGGTTCTCAACGATCAGATCGCCACGAGCGTTGCGGTCAGCAGCGCCGTTGAGGTCGATACCGGTCAGGGAGGTACCACCAGGCAGGCTGTTCAGGGTGAACAGGCGCTCGCCAACGGTGAAGGTTGAGTTAGAACCAGTACCGATGGAACCCAGAGGGTTAACACCGAAGGTTGCAGCACCGTTGGTAGGAGCGGTGGTGATCACGGCATAAGCACCGGAGTCCTCACCGTAGACAACCTCACCCACAGCCCAAGA